CCGGCTAATATGATCGGTATAAAGAACCCTGTAAACCTAGTTACAGGTAATCTAGGCAGTGCTGGTGTAACAAATAACCTAAGCAACATTCTTGATGTACAGCTTACTGCTCAACTAACAGACAGAATAGTTACTTCACTGGAAGCTGAGTTAAAACAAAAACTACCAGCTAATACTAGAAACCTTATTAACTTTAGCGGATTAGCGGCTACTCTTGTTCAATCGCTAACACCTTCAGTATCAGGTGCTGTTGGTACTGCGCTTTCATCTTTTACAAATAGTTTATTCGGTAAGGGTGGTTCTCCAAAGCAACTTATACCAAATGTAGATCAACTGTTTGCCAGCTTCACGGGTAATCCCTTACAAGCCCTAGATAAGATAGATGAGAACTTTGCGCAAACATCTGCAAACAAGTATCTCAATCAAGCTAAAAACTTTGATATTAATAATAAAGATAATCAAGAAAAGCTTGTCGTTCTTAAAAAGGGGTTTACTGACCCTGATGCCAACTACCCGACAAAAGAGTATGCAGGTAGATCAGATACAAATAAACTAGCAACCGGTGATGCAGCTGGAACCATTATTCAAGAAAAGAATAAAGGGAGAATGACGGGTGCAAAGTTACCAGGTGGTGAAGCTTGGGATGAACCAGAGTCAGCATACAAGGGTGAATACCCGTATAACAAAGTTACAGAGACAGAATCCGGTCATATAATTGAGATAGATGATACCCCGGGTAGTGAGCGAATTCATATTTACCACCGCGCAGGTACTTACGTTGAAATTGACTCTAATGGTTCAGTTATAAAAAGAACAAAAGGGTCGTCGTACGAAATTATAGATCGTAACGGTAAGATAGCTATTTCAGGTAAAGCAGATATTTCGGTTAACGGTGCATGTAATATTTTTGTTGGTAATGATGCTAATATTGAGGTTGAGGGAGATACTAACCTTATATGTCATAATGATATTACAGCTCAGGCAGGTGGTACATTAAACCTATCTGCAGCTGAAACAATGAATCTAACTAGCCCTAATATCAACATTCAAGCCTATCAGGTTATGAATTTAAAATCTAATGTTGATATGAGATTGTATTCTGAAGAAATGCATTTCAAAGCTAACGTTGACTTATATTCGTCTGCAACAACTCTATATCAGAATACAGAAACCAGCTATCATCAGACTGGTGGTGACTTATATGAAAAGGTTGGTGGTAGTAGATTTGTAGAAGTAGAGAGCGATATTCATAACAAAGCCGGTGGTGATATTAATAATGATGGTACTAACTTCCATATGAACTCTGGAACATCTTCAGGTTCAGAACCGAGTAAGGCAGCTAACATTGCAGCTATTTCTAACATCGGTATTATGGCAGGTAGAAAAGATATTGTATATTTTGATTTATTTGATCCTAATCCCTTAACATTAAACGACTCAGCTACCTTAGATTTAGAAGAGCAGAGTGCAAGTAAGGCTGAAAAAAGAGCGCATGAAGACCGGTTAAGAACAACTGGTATTGCGTCTACAAGAGACATAAATCAAAAACCTGTGACGCAGGACAGTGCAAGCATATCTTCTACACAGACTATTGAAGTACCTGGCAATAAAGACCTGCTTAAAGCAACTAAGCTACCTGGTAACTATAACCTATCGCCTAATTTTACGCTTGAGATGTTATCCTCAAAAGCAGCTATTACCAAAGATCAAATTGATAGTACAGAACTACCTTATGGTCAGATTGTATATAATTTACAGCTTGTAGCTTTAAATGTGCTTGAACCTGTCTATAACTTATACCCGAATGCATTTGTAACTTCAGGTTATAGAGCAAGAGGTAAATCAACCGGAACATCTCAGCACCCGCTAGGTCATGCTGTTGACATTCAGTTCAAAGGCGCATCAAAAGCAGATTACTTTGAAATAGCAAAACGTCTAGCTAAGGTATTAAAATATGATCAACTGTTATTAGAATTCTCTGCTTACACCAACAACCCATGGATACATATCTCCTATACAGGTAAGAGTGATAGAAGCCAAGTTCTAACGTTCTGGAATAATAAAACTCACTCGCAAGGGCTAACACAGTTAGCATAACATGCCTAATAAAGTTGCTGTTGTATTTACAAATCAAAGCGGGTTTGAATCTGTATCACCAGATCCGATTGCTGTTGTAACCGACCCTGAAGGTGGAGCTCAGCCTGAACCAGGTACACTTTACCTGCCTACGATTTACGCGGGTACGACTTATTCTATTGATATACAGTTTACAGTCAAGTATTATGATCCTCTCGACACACTCATAGGTACATCACCTGCAAGTAATGTTACAACGACATTTAACTTTACTGAGTTTGGTATGACTGCTGTAAAGTTAAATGCAAGCACATATCGAATTTCTGGCACTTACAGTAATGCATTTCCGGATGAGTATTACCGTTTTAAAATGAAGAATAATAGCTTACAAGTTCTACCTGCGAATACACCAGAAGATTTTTTAGCATTGGTAGAGTATAACATGCCGCAACCTGTAACAACGAATAAAGAAATGTTATTCAATGTATCTGCTCCAGCGGAGTTTAACGGGTCGCCAAATATTAACTGGCCATTCACAATGTATCAATGGGTTGTTTGGAGATACCAATCCGCAGTTGCCAGTGTTCAAACATTAGTTGCAAGGGGAATATAATGCCAGCAGTTAGCAGACAAGGGGATACAGTCCTATCACCAGATGGTACAGGGTACAAATGCCGTATGCCAATGAAGACATCTGTTGGGCAGGTTAACTCCAACCAAGTCTTCGCAAACGGTATCTTAGTAGTTATTCAAGGTAATCAAATCGCACCGCATCCAAAATCTGGATGCTCACCAGATAACTCCACATTAAGTTCATACTCATCAACTGTTTTTATTGGTGGTAAAGGTGTTGGGCGAATAGGCGACCAATATTCAGATAACACAATAATTAAAGGCTCTGAGTCGGTCTTTGCCGGTGGATGATCTGGTCCGCACCTATAAATAAAAGAGGGGGATAAATAGTAAATGGCCATTAGAAATACACGACAATATTCGGATTTAAATCTGCTGTTTACTACCAATCAAGATACCTTGGATATTACCAAGAAGTATGATGATGAGGCAGTTAAGACATCTCTCAAGAACTTAATTCAAACTAAGAATTACGAGAGACCTTTCCACCCCGAAATTGGATGTCAGATCTTTAGTCTCTTGTTTGAAAACTTCACCCCAATAACAAAACAAGTTATGAAGAGAACTATATTTGATGTTATAGAGAAGTTTGAACCTAGAGTAACAGTATTAGATGTTAAGGTGAGAGATAGAATCGACACGAATGATATAAGCATCGAGTTAGTTTACAGATTAAACAATAGCGATAGACCTATCACGCTTAACACCGCAATATCCAGAGTAAGGTAATAATGTCTAATTTAAGAATAGCTGAGCTTGATTTCGATCAAATCAAGACAAATTTAAAAACATTCCTACAAAGTCAGGATCAATTTACAGATTACGACTTTGAGGGTTCTGGTCTTTCGGTTCTTATTGATCTGCTTGCCTACAACACCCATTATAATGCATACCTTGCTAACATGGTTGTTAATGAGATGTTTCTTGATTCAGCAGTAAAGCGATCATCCGCAGTATCTATTGCCAAGCATTTAGGTTACACGCCAAGATCTGTTAAAGGTGCACAGGCTACTGTCAATCTAACTGTTAATAACCCAACAGGGTTTCCAAACAACTTAACGCTTGAGAGATATACACCTTTTGCAACAAGAATTAATAATTCAAACTATACCTTCTATAATCTAGAACCAATCACTATTCAACCTTCAGCGGGTGTTTATCGGTTTCCAAACGTTATTCTTAAAGAAGGTGTGCTTGCAGAGTACAGCTTTGGTGTTGTAGAACCCGGACCAGACGAAAAATATATTATACAAAGTCCTAATATTGATATAACTTCAATGTTAGTAACAGTACAGGTATCTGCTACAGATATTGCGACAACAACTTATACATTATCAACTGATATTTCAGGTCTAACTGATACATCAACTAATTATTTTATTGAAGAGAATGCTCAAGGATTATATCAGATATTTTTTGGTGATGGTGTAATCGGTAAGAAACTATCACCTGGTAATATTATTAGAGTTCGGTATTTAAATTCCTCTGGCGCAGCTTGTAATATTTCAAGTACAATTGCGCAGGATTTTACCCCAGATGCTACAATAGGCGGTTCAACAAATATTAATGTGCAGGTAGTAAGCAATTCTACTAACGGTGCGGATAGAGAGACTATTTCTTCTATTAAATTCAATGCCCCGCTTGCTAACTTAGCTCGTAACAGAGCAGTTACAAAAAGAGATTATGAAACGCTTATTAAAGCAAACTATACTCAGATTGAAGCTGTTGCAGTCTGGGGCGGGGAAGAAAATGATACACCTGCATACGGTCGCGTCTTTATCTCATTAAAACCATACCAAGGTTATACTGTTGATGATATTGTTAAAGATTCAATTAAGAATACTATTCTTAAAGAAAGACAGGTAATTACTGTCACACCGGAGTTTGTCGACCCAGATTACATTTACGTTAACCTAGGTGTACAGGTTAAGTATAATAAAAATATTACTACACAATCAGCATCAGCTATTGGAAGTCAAGTAGATACAGCACTAAGAAATTATTTTGCATCTGACTTGCAGCAGTTTAATAAAACCTTCTACTACTCAAAGGTTATTGATACTGTAGTGTCTTCTAACCCTGCTATTGTTGGTGCGCTAGTTAATATATCTTTACAAAAGCGTATTGTGCCAATTCTTAATGTTAACAATTCTTTTGTTAACACCAATAGTATTAAATTTGGAAATAGAATACACCCCGGTGAAGTTACTTCAACAAAATTTTATATCGTGTATGATAATGAAATAACAGAAGTAACAATGAAAGACACCCCGGATACAATGCCGCCAGATTACAACGGTACAGGTACTATTAGATTATACCGTGTTGATGATAATACATTTGTATCCACAGTTGGCTCGGTTAATTATGCAACAGGTGTAATTACAATCAACAGCTTAACGGTAGTTGGGTTTCCACCTGATCAGTTTGATATTCGTATTACTGGCGCCGTGCAGGAAGAAAGCTACGATGTGGAACCTTTGAGAAATCAAATTGTTGTAGTTGATGACAGTGATACAAATAGCATTGCCGGTAGAACTGCTGGTCTAACTGTAACCGTGGCAGCCATATAATGTCGGCATTAAGATTAAAAGAAAAACTCTCTACGCTGGTCCCGGACCAGTTACCGGAGTTTATAAAAACAGATTATACAACGTTTGTAGCTTTTCTTGAAGCTTACTATCAATTCCTTGAACAAGACCAAAGCGCACAAGAGCTACTCCAAAACGCCAGATCGTATAGAGATGTTGATACAACGGTAGATTCTTTTGTTGAATATTTTCTTAAGCAGTACTGTGCTGATCTTCCAAGAAGCACACCTGTTAATAAGAGACAGATTGTAAAACAAATTAAAGATCTTTATAACTATAAAGGTAGTGAGAAGTCTTACAAACTATTATTCCAATTATTATTTAAAAAGACACCAGAGTTCTTTTACCCTAATACTCAGGTTTTAAAAACATCTGACGGTAAGTGGGTACAGCAAGTATCAATTTATGTAAAAACTATTGTTGGTGATGCTGATAGTGTTGCAGGTAAAGTTGCAACAGTTATTTCAAATAATAATAAAGCGCTAGTAAATGTTTTACAAAAGAGATACGCTATCGGTATTGATCCAGATAGCTCATCTCCTGAAATTACAACCAGAACAAACTTGTTTGAATTTGTTATTGATAACTCTAAGAACGTTCCGATTGAAATTGGTGATGTTATTGAGTATGCTGGTTACCGAGGTATTGTCCAAGGGGTACCGTCTGAGGTAAAAGTACTAAACTCTGGTACAGGGTTCAGAGTTGGTGACGTATTCCAGCTTACAACAAGGTACGGGCGCAATACAGCTATTAAAGCAAAAAAAGTATCTACAGATGGTAGATTATTAATTGCAGAATTTATTAGATTTGGTATTAACTACAACGAAGATTTTTACGCATACATTTCATCTACAGATGAGATACTTGCTCAACCATCGTTTACGTTTGGCGATGGCTCGGTATCTCTATCAGATAATACAACCGGGTTCAGTGAAGTCGGTGATATTATTGTTCCAACATATTCTATTACTGCCTTCGAGGGCTCGTATGCTGGTGATGTTATAAGAAGCTTTGTTAACGACTCGCGTAATTTATCAGGTGGTGGATTAGGTGAGGGTGCAGATGCGTTCTTGTTAATTAAAGCAGGTGCAAAAGCTCGCTACCCCGGTTACTATAAAAATAATGACGGGTTTATAAGTGACGACATATATCTCGAAAACGCTGATTACTATCAGCCATTCTCCTATGTGTTAAAGATTGACGAACAGCTATCTAATTATAAGAAAGCTGTTCTTGATATTCTTCACCCTGCCGGGTTGAAGATGTTCAGTGATTACTCAATCAACAATAGCTTTGATTTACTCACACAAGTTACAACAACGTTGAGATTCTTAACGAGTCAGTTTGAAGATCGTTATACTGTTACTGATAGCAACACAAAGCTAACAACTAAGAATTCTGTTGATGCTGTTGGTGCTTTATTGCATAACCGGGTTAAAATTGTTACACGAGGTCTAGAGAAAGAACTTATTGTACCCAGCGATGCAGTTGTTAAAACAACAACTCGCCCTATCGCAAATAACATAAGCATTGTGGGTGTTGCATTCGGTAGTGTTGACAGACGGAGTGCAAAGTTCATTAGAGATTATTATGCAATTGATGCATTTGAAGCTGAATATAGTGCCGAGTATGATAAGATCTTATCTAGTGATCTAATAAATATAACTATGAATGGCATTCCTGTCTAGAAATTTAATACAAAACTTACCATAAATAAGGTAACAAAGGAGATAACATGAGTAATCTAAATGATGCAATTAAGATGAGGGGCGATCTGGTTATTACCAAGACAGCCGAAAACGGAACAGTTGAGACCGTTAAAGTACCAAACTTAGTTGTAACTGTTGGTAAGGGGTTTATTGCAAACCGCATGGCTGCTAACGCTACCAATATTATGTCACATATGGCTATTGGTTCGGGTAACACAGCCCCTACAACCAGCGATACAATTCTTGAAGCCGAGCTTGCAAGAGTTGCATTATCAGTTGCTGGTGGTACACCAAGTCAAAATACTGTAACCTATTCTGCTACATTCCCAGCTGGTACAGGTACTGGTGCGCTAACTGAAGCAGGTGTTTTAAACGCTGCTAACGTCGGTACCTTACTATGCAGAACAGTATTCCCGGTTATCAACAAACAAGCCGCTGACGTTATTGCAATTTCATGGGTTGTGTCAATCACATAAAGTAAAATATGCCATCAGCACTCGGTAAATCGCTACTTCATACCAGTGTAGCGGACGCTGTTTATAAGGAAATTTCTTCTAAACAGGGCCGCTATTACTATTTTCTAGGCACTACAGTTGAGTGGGGCGATGAAACCGACCCACCTCTACCTGTCGATAGTGAAGAGTATGAGCGTATTACACGTAATAATATCATCATTGTAAAAGAAGTGCAACCTAATGATGTCGCTTTTGTGGTGACAAGAAAAAATTGGGCTTCTAATGTTGTGTATGATATGTACGATGATAGATACTCAACAGAAGTAGTTGGTGTTGACTTACAAGCTGGTGGTATTGGTTACAGTAGTAACGTAGCTGTAACTATTTCTGGTGGTGGTGGCACAGGTGCGGCAGCAACTGCATACCAAGCAAACGGTATTGTTACCTCAATCGTTCTAACATCCGGTGGTACAGGGTATATATCAACACCTACAGTTACTATTACCGACCAGTTCGGCGCAAATGCAAGAGCAAATGCGGTAATTAACTACGCGGCAAGCGGTGCAAGCTCATTACAAGAGTCTAATTTCTATGTTGTTACAGATGATTATAACCTATACAAGTGTATAGATAACAACAATAATAGTAAGTCGACGGTTAAGCCAACCGATACAAGTATTGATCCTTTCCAATTAACAGATGGTTATATTTGGAAGTTCTTATGTAGTGTTCCGGTTGCGCTAAGAAATAAGTTCTTAACCGACACTCAAATTCCGGTATCTACATCGATTAGAAATCAATTCTATTCAGGTGGTGAGATTAAAGTTGTTAATGTGACTAACACAGGTAACAACTATACGACAGCCCGTCTTGTTGTTCAGGGTGATGGTTATCTAGAGGCTGATCCATACTATGTTGTTCGTGGGGCGATAACTGTTCCTGGTAGAAACTATACATTAGCTACCCTTGCGGTTGCAGATCCAATTTCAGGTGTTGCATCATGGACAGCCAATACAACTGTCAATATTGGACAAAAGTTTAAATACGATTTTAACGTATATGATGTTGTGCGCCCTGGTACACTTGGTACAACAGGCCCCGTACATACATCTGGTATTGTTGCAAACGGTACTGCTGGTTTAAAGTATGTTGGTCATAGCATTACAGGTAACGTTGGTATTACATCTGGTAATATTACAAGCATTACATTAGATGGTAGTATTAAATCCGTTGATATTACAAACGTTGGTTCAGGATATTTAACCGCACCTTCTGTTTCCTTTATTGGAGGAAACGGATCAAATGCAAACGCATACTCAATTATTACCGATGGTTCGGTAAGTGCAATTCAAATTTCAGATATTGGTAGAAACTACACGGCTATTCCAACTGTGAGAATTGGTACACCGTGGACTGCTAATACTGTTGTTACTTTAAATCAACAGATTTATAACGGAACGTATCTCTATACTGTAACAGGAGCAGGTACGACAAATACACTTGCACCAACTCATACGACTGGTACGAGACAATTCGGTACTGCTAATATTGCATTTACAGGTAACGTTGCAACAGGTACAGCTACATTAAAGTACGGTGCTGGTTATAATGGTGCGCCTGTCGCAAACATTGTAGGTGATGGGTCTAATGCAGTAATAACATTAGAAGTTGAAAAATCAGAAGCTGTTGTATCACCTGTTATTGAATATGGTAAAATTGTACGCACTAAAATCGATGATGGTGGTGTAGGGTACACGTACGCTACAATTACACCTATCGGTAGTGGAACAGGTGCAGAGTTTGATGTTGATCTTTCAACCGGTGATCTCTCGACATTGCAATCTAACGTTGAAAATTTAGCTGTACCGGGTGCTATTCACGCCATACGCATTGTATCAGGTGGTTATGGTTATACCGGCGCAACTGTTACCATTACAGGTGATGGTGTAGGTGCAACCGCAACTGCAGTTGTTCTTAATGGTAGAATCGCAAAAATTATCGTACAAAGCCCTGGCTCAGGGTACACTAGAGCAGTTGTTACAATTACAGGTACAGGCTACGGTGCGATTGGAAGAGCAGTATTACCGCCTGTAGGTGGTCATGGTAGAGATGTAATTTCTGAATTGTTCTCAACATCATTAGCTTTCTACACTACAATTGCAAGAGATAAGAATCAGGGCTTTGACGTTGACAATGATTATCGTCAATTTGGTATTATTAAAGACTTACAAAATAAAAATAATACCAGGTACTTTAACGGTGATATTGGTTCAGCATGTTGGGTAATTTCTGGTTCAATAGACAAAGCATATTTTAAAAACGATGATATTATCAGACGTGTATCAGATAATACCAGATATGTTATTGTTAAGTCAACAATATCAGGCGTACTAGTTCAGTCTATTGATGGTGGCGTACCTTTATTCAGTGACACATTTAAATCATTAACTAACCAGACTTTTATTGCAACAGGCATCACTGCACCTGACATAGATAAATACTCTGGCAAACTTCTTTACATAGACAACAGACTAGCCTTCACGTCAACATCTGACCAGGCCGTTTCAATCAAAACAGTATTTCAGTACTAAGGTAAACCATGGCGATTGATTTTAATACAGATCCATATTATGATGACTTTTC